GGAGAAGAGAATAGATGAAACTTGGTCAGTACATAGTTACGATGGTGATTACAATCCAATACATGACCACGGCACTAAAACATTAATGGGCATATCAACTACAGCTTGGACTAAAGTACCACCGCAAATAGGTAATGTTAATGCTCAATCACCAACTTATTCGCTATACAACGAAAGTGGACATTCAGACGGCTGTATAGCATTTCAATACGGACAAGTATCAGTTATAGATGGTGAAAGATTAAAACCAGCTCAATCATTTGTTATGACTCCAGAAGTAGGAAAGTTATTACTTTTCCCTTCTTGGTTACAACACATGGTCTATCCCTTTAAAGGTAAAGGCGAAAGACGAACCATCGCATCCAACTTAAACTGTTGGGATGTGCAACCAACACCTGAGGAGGTGCAATAATGCAAAAAGAAGAAGAAAATAAAGCTGTTATAGGCGACCAAGAAATTTTAGAAACTGAAATGACAGAACAACAAAAATATCTTGCAAATCAAATAACCGACTTAAGAAATAAAAAAGCTAAGTTGTCTTTTGAGATGGACCAAATAGAAGCGGCTTTAACTGTTTTTCAAAATACTTTCATCGCTACAACTAAAGAAGAAGCTGATGAAGTTCTTAAAAAAGATATCCCTAAGGAGGAAAAATAAAATGATGTGGTTAAATATAATTATGTGGATTACAGCTATAATTTCTATAGCTTCAGTAATAGCTGCAATTACACCAACACCTAAAGATAATCATTGGTTTAAACCAATTTATAAAGTGATTGATTGGTGTGCTTTAAATATAGGTAAAGCAAAGGAAAAGTAATGCCTACCGTAAAGGAAACATTAGCAGAACTTAATGCACACGAAAGAGAATGTGCTATTCGTTATGAATATATCGAAAAAAGATTAGACGAAGGTTCTGCTAAATTTAAAAGATTAGAAATGTTGTTGTGGGGGGTTTATCCATTTATACTAGGTTCTATAGTTTTCGCTGCTTTTATATAGGAGAGACTAGTGCCTTTACAGAAATTTGTTTTTAAACCAGGAATTAATAAAGAACTTACGGCATATGCGAACGAGGGAGGTTGGTTCGATAGTAATTTAGTACGTTTTAGAAAAGGATTGCCTGAAAAAATAGGTGGATGGGCTAAAAGAATAGATTCTACATTTACATCACGTGGTAGAGCTTTGCATGCATGGACTGCTTTAGATGGAACACAATATATAGGTATAGGTGCAACACAAAAATATTACATATTAGATGGAACTAGTTATTACGATATTACACCAATACGTTTAACTACATCTGCAGGTGACGTTACATTTGCAAAAGTAGCAAATAGCGATGCTACTATTACTGTTACTGATACAGCACACGGTGCAGTTAAAGATGATTATGTAACTTTTAGCGGTGCATCATCATTAGGTGGAAATATTACTGCTGCTGTCCTTAATCAAGAATATCAAGTAGCAACTGTAGTAAACGCTAACAGTTACACTATAGAAGCAAAAGATACATCAGGTGCGGCAGTTTTAGCAAACTCATCTGATAGTGGTAATGGTGGTTCTTCTGTTGTAGGTGCGTACCAAATTAATGTTGGATTAGATGTTTATGTCCCTTCAACTGGGTGGGGTGCAAGCGGTTGGGGTGAAGGCACATTTGGTTCTACAGAGTCTTTAACGTTTTCAAACCAACTAAGAATTTACTCACATGATAATTTCGGTGAAGATTTAGTATTTAATGGTAGAAATGGTGGTGTTTTTTATTGGGACAAAAGCAGTGGGACTAATAATAGAGCAGTAGCATTATCAGATTTATCAGGAGCTAATTTACCTCCTACGGTAGCGTTACAAGTTTTAGTTAGTGATGTAGATAGACACGTTATATGTTTCGGTGCCGACCCTATAGTTAATTCGTCAAGGTCAGGAACTATAGACCCCATGCTTATAGCTTTTAGCGACCAAGAAAACGTTACAGAATGGGAACCTTTACCTACTAATACAGCAGGCTCTTTAAGATTATCTGCAGGCTCATCTATTATTGGTGCATTACGAGCAAGACAAGAAACATTAGTTTGGACGGACACTTCTTTATATTCATTAACTTTTGTAGGACAACCTTTTACTTTTGGTGTTAATTTAGTTAATGAAGGAGTAGGTTTAGTTGGTCCTAATGCTATGGTTAATACACCTAAGGGTGTGTTTTGGATGGATAAAAAAGGTTTTTATACCTATACAGGTCAGGTTCAAAGTTTACCTTGTTCTGTTTTAAACTATGTTTTTAGTGATATAAATGATTCACAAAGTTTTCAAATATTTGCTTTTTCTAATAAAGCTTTTAATGAAGTAGGTTGGTTTTATTGTTCATCAGGAGCAACTAATATAGATAGATATCTAGTTTATAACTATGACGAAAATGTGTGGTCTATAGGACAATTATCTAGAAACGCTTGGTTAGACGAAGGTGTTTTTGATAAACCTATTGCTACATATGAAACATCTTCTAATACAAACTGTATTTTTAACCATGAAGTAGGTAACGATGATGATGGTTCTGCTATGCAAAATGTTTTTATTGAATCTAGTGATTTTGATTTAGGCGAAGGAGAAGAGTTTCAACATATAAGTAGACTTATACCTGATGTAAAATTTACAGGCACAGATGCAACGGGTAGTTCAGGACAAAAAATAGATTTTGTTTTAAAAAGAAGAAACTTTCCTGGAGAAGACCTTACAACAGTTTCTACATCATCTTGTTTTTCAAATACTACAAAAATAGATACACGTTTACGTGGTAGACAGGCTGTCTTAAGAGTGCAATCTAATGATGATGATGTAAACGATGTAGGAATGGGTTTTAGATTAGGTGCGACTAGATTAGATGTTAAACCTGATGGAAAACGATAGTGACTAAGTTATTAGAAACAAAACTACCTGAAGCCATAGGACCTGTAGACCCTTCATTGTTTAATAGATTAGTTAGGGTTTTAGAATTATCATTAAATTCTAAAGATATTGATGCTACACTGACGGTAAACGAAACACAAAGAAACGTAAATAAATTTAATACAGGAGACGTTATTTGGAATCTTTCTACAAACCAATTACAATTATGGACAGGTGTTAAATGGATAAATATATATTCTGGAACAGAGAAGGGAGTTCAGGGAACGACAGCATTAGGGAACGTAAGCGTTTCAACTGGTGGGGCAACAACAATAACAATAGAATAAAGGAAACTATTATGGATATGAAAAAATTACAAGAAGAACTAACTTTTGATGAAGGTTGTATCGATAAAATATATTTAGACCATTTAGGTTATCCAACTTTTGGTATAGGTCATTTAATATTAGAAACAGACCCAGAACACGGACAAGACGTAGATACTCCTGTTTCTGAAGAAAGAATAACTCAGTGTTTTGAAAAAGATATACAAAACGTTATAAATGATTTAGATAGGAATATGACGTGGTGGAAAGATTTACCAGAAGATTTACAAAGAGTTATGGCGAATATGTGTTTTAATTTAGGTATAACAAGGTTATTAAAATTTAAAAAGTTTTTGGCTGCGATGGAAGAACATAAATGGGATAAAGCCGCAGTTGAAATGTTAGATAGTCGTTGGGCTATACAAGTAGGTCCAAGAGCTATAAGATTGAAAGATAGAGTATTAAAACAAGGAGAATAATATGCCAAAAGTAGGAAAGAAAAAATTTTCATACACTAAAAAAGGTAAGGCAGCAGCTAAAGCCTATAAAAAGAAAATGAAGAAAAAGAAAAAATAGGAGAATAAAATGCCCGCAAAAAAGAAATCTAAAAAGAAATCTAGTAGTAAGTATCACACTACTAAAGACGGTAGAAGAGTTAAAAAAGGTCTTTACTACAATATTAATAAAAAGAAAAAAGCAGGAAAGAAAATGCGTAAAAAAGGAGCAAAAGGTGCACCTACAACCGCAGCTTTTAAACGTTCTGCAAAAACAGCTTATAAAAAGAAAAAGAAAAAGTAGTGGCTAAAAAACGCAAAGAAAAGTCTATAAGACGTACTACAGGTAAAGGCGGTAATTACCGTAAAACCAAATCAGGTGCGGGTATGACTAAGAAAGGCGTAAAAGCTTACAGAAGAAAAAATCCTGGAAGTAAACTAAAAACGGCAGTTACGGGTAAAGTTAAAAAAGGAAGTAAAGCAGCAAAAAGAAGAAAGTCTTATTGTGCTAGAAGTGCAGGACAAATGAAAAAATTTCCTAAAGCAGCAAAAAATCCTAATTCAAGATTACGTCAAGCACGTAAAAGGTGGAAATGTTAAATGGCTAAAAAAGCACCAGATGCATTTGTATATAATGCAACATTAGATAGAATCGTTGATGGAGATACATTTGATTGTATATTAGATTTAGGTTTTGACGTAAAGCTACATAAACAAAGAGTTAGGTTAGCAGGTATAGATACACCAGAATCTAGAACTAGAGATTTAGCAGAAAAGAAATTAGGTCTTGCTGCAAAAGAAAGATTAAAAGAACTTTGTTGTGGTAGTATAAAAGTTAAATCTTTAGGTAAAGGTAAATACGGTCGTATATTGGGCATACCTTATACAGAAGATGGCAAAGATATTTGTCAAATGCTTATAGATGAAGGTCATGCAGTAGAATATCACGGAGGAACTAAAACTAAAGTTTGGGGTGATTATTAATGGAATCAGCCGTTACTTTAATTCAAGAAGTTGGTTTTCCCATAGCAGCAGCAATAGGGTTAGGTTGGTTTATATATAAACTTATTATGCGTATTGTAGACGGTATGGAAACTAAACTAGATACCGTAGATGAAAAAGTTGAAAATCAAATAGCGGCTATAGAAGAACGTTTAGGAACAAAACTTGATTCACAACACGGTATTTTAGTAGCGTTAATAGATAGAATACGTAGTTTAGATAACGAAATTATAAGACAAGATACTTTGATTAAAACTATACTAGGTGTGCCGCAACTTATAGATAGTAATAAAATCGCTAAAGCAGATAGAGATGACCAAAGAAAAGATTAATTATGAAAGTATACGCAACAGAATTTAAACACGATGGCAAAATATATTCAGGACCTTATATTTATGCTAGAAGTTTAGCTGAGGCTGAAATGGAGGCTGTTGTTTATGGTGTAGAAATAGTAGGTCTTATAGAAATAGTTATGAGAGTAGAAGAAGATTTAAGCGAAGATAGGGTTTTACATTAGGAGTTGTAATGAAAGAAGAAAAAGAAAAATTACTAATAACTAAAATATTAATGGTTTTAGGGATAGCTATGTTTGTAGGTATTTTTTGTCAAAACCTTTGGTCAGATACTATAACTCATAAATTTAAAAATCCTTCGTTTAATGGTATTAATACTTCGTCACATTATTTAACTATTGAAAACCAAGAATTTAATAGAAAAATGAGTATTAAAGAAGAACTAAAAGCGATACAAGACCAAATAGAAAGAGATAAAGAAAATACTACATTAGCTAGATTTATTAGAAATCTTGAATCACGTATCTATGCACAGCTATCAAGACAACTAGTAGAAAATTTGTTCGGGGAAACTCCTAGCACTGAAGGAACTTTAACCTTAGAGGGCAACACTATACAATATAGTATCAAAGATGGAGTTATAAGTTTAATTATTACCGATGCAGATGGAAATGTTACAGAAATACAGTTGCCTATTGGCGATTTTTCTTTCTAGTTGTAGTTTAGCTCCTGTAGATACTAATTTACAACAAGGTAAAACTTTACCTAGTGTTTTACAAATACAATCTGAAGAATTATTAAACGCACCACAACCTAAAATACCTATCGTTGTTGCGGTATATCCTAATAGTTTTACAGAC